CTCTCTGAGACCGCTAAGTCAGAAATACGTAGAATTGCTAAGCAGGACTTCTACGGCTTTAACACAGAGCTTAGAACGAAGCCAATGATTAAAGGCACAGAGTGGGAGCAGGAAGGCATTGACCTACTGAACAACGTTAGGTTCACTAACTACACTAAGAATGAGGAACGAGTTACTAATGAGTACATGTCAGGATGCTGTGATATCATAACAGATGACCTTATCATTGACATCAAGAGCTCTTGGTCATTAGAGACCTTCCCAGCAACACCTTCAGAGGCTGAGTCAAGTGACTATGAGTGGCAGGGTAGAGCTTACATGTGGCTGTATGATAGACCAAGCTTTGAGTTAATCTACACCATGTACACTACACCTGATGAGTTACTCACTGAGTGGGATAACATGACCATCCACAGAGTTGACCACATCCCAAGTCATCACAGGATAACTGTAGTGAGATATGAGAGAGAGGCTTTGTATGAGGAGCAGATAATGGAGAGGCTCAGATATTGTTCTGAGTACTATGCACAGTATGTAAATGAATTAAATAATAAATAATGGCAGATTTAACAATCAAAGGAGCTATCAAGCTCATCAATCCTATCAAAGTGATATCGGATAAGTTTCAAGTAAGAGAGTTCGTGATCACTACAGGGGACAAGTACCCTCAAGACATTATGTTTCAGACCCTCAATGACCGCATGGATATCATCAAACCGTATGGAGTAGGGCAGGAGGTAGAGGTATCATTCAACCTACGAGGTAGACAAGTGGGTGATAAGTTCTACAACAGCCTTGATGCCTGGAAGGTAGTAGGTGAACAAGTACAGGATGCATTCACAATACTTGCTGAAGATGACCCGTTCTAAGACCATCTATCTCCAGGATAATCAGACCCTCACTGAATGGGTGAGGGCTGAGCTTAAGGACAAGCTATCCAGTAGGAACAGAGCAGTACACATGGCAGAGGATATCGGAGTTCCTAACATCACACTGCATAGGTTCCTGCATGGTAAGTCAGTAAAGGGTGAGTTCTATGATAAGGCTTTTAATTACTTATTGAAATGATAGAAGAAACACTATTCAAAGGGTCTCCATTAGAGAGTGAAATAAGGAATGCACATGACACGAAACTTATTACATTACGTAGATTAGTGAAAGCAGCTTTTGAGAATAAACCTGAGTCAGTTTTCTGGATGGAGGCTACTCAAATGATTAACAAAAAGAAATGAACTACTTAGTACAGATAATGATTGACATCGAAGGGCAGTACTACACCCCACAGGTGGTGCTTGATAGCCTACCCCCTAATCAGATTGATACTTGAACAGTTCAATGTCCATTAAGGGGTGCAATAGGGGGAGTGTAACAGCTCCCCTTTGTTATGTCAACAACATTCACTATCTTTACCCACATGATAATACAATACATAGCTCCCTTAGTAATCACCTGGTGGTTCACCCACTTCGAGCCCATCCAAGACTACATCAACACCATGATACTACCAGACTGGCTACACACCGCACTTGGTTGCTGGAAGTGCCTCTCCTTCTGGGCTACACTCATCTACTCACAGTCATTCACAGTGGCATGTGCCACATCACTCACAGCAGTATGCTTGAACAAACTGATATACAACTCATAACTGAGCTACTCAACCAGCCAGAGGATAGGATACTCACTAAGCGTACCCTGATACAACTGCAACGCATCAAGAGTAGAGTCACTGGCATCAAGGACAAGGAGTGCTTCTGTGCATCGGTACGTAGGAAGGTATGGCTCAAAGACTTTAATATCTGGTATGAAGGAGCAACTGGATAGATACGTAGCTAAGAACTACAGTGAGGTGCTCAAGTACACCAGGCACTTCCTCAAGGTGCTCAATATACCCACCTCAATAGATGCAGATGCCGTCATCAACAATGCATACATCCACTGCACCAAGGTACATCTGCCAGATATGACTCAAGACAAGGCTAAGAGCTACCTGCTCAACACGATCAAGTATGAGTTGATATGGACTCAAGGCTCCAGGACCAAGCGAGATGACATATATAGGTCTCAGGAGCACTTAGGTGATGACATAGACGACACAACAGACCTTGACCATAAGATACAGATAGAGGAACGCTACAGCTTTAAGAAGGCAATGGTTGAGATATACAGAAGCCAGCAGCATGACCGCATCAAGCAGATAGTGTTTGAGGCATACTATGATAAAGGGCACTCTACTCAGACGGCACTGGCTAAGTACTTCAACATCAACAGTACCTCTGCCTACTTCCTGATTAAAGAAATTAAAGAAAATATAAAGTCAATACAATATAGGTATGAAGAGTGTTGATATCATAGGGCTAATTACTTACATCATGGCATGGGGTGTAGTCCTGGCATTACTTAACGAGAATATGTACCTGCTGTTTAAGTTCTCAGGTGCAACATTAGGAGCTTATTTAATATTTATTATAATACAACAGAATGAACTACAAAATTAAACCAGAGTACATCGGGCAAACTGTCAAGGTGTATGATAGAATCTTAGGTTCTAAGACTATCGTAGTAAACAAGATCAACCTTAAAAACGTATCCTATTACCAGTCAATCGGTCTCAAGCATATCTTTGAGGAGGTAGTGACTAAGACCACTGATGAGGTTGTTGTGATAGAATACAAGGCTGTAGATGGTCCAATACCTGAGACAACGGCTAAGCCTAAAAAGAAACGTAAACCAAAGGCAGATGCCAAAGCATAAACACATAGAGACTCCAGAAGCAATGTGGGAGTTGTTTGAGAGATATAAAGAATGGACCAAGAACAACCCACGTTATCAATACTCACTTTCTAATAAGACTGGGGAAGCTACTCCAGTACCATTAGAGAGACCATTGACTCAAGTAGGTTTCAGATGCTTTGCTGCTGATAATGGCAGTACAGTGAATGATTACTTCGCTAATACGGATGGGAGATATTCAGTGTATACTACAATCTGTACACGCATAGAGGAGGCAATTAGAAAAGACCAGATAGAAGGTGGCATGACTGGGCAGTACAATGCCTCAATCACCCAGCGACTAAACAACCTAACTGAGAGAGTAGATACAACTACTCAAGGTCAGGCAATAAATGATATTAAGGTTACTATTATTAAATAGTGTATCTTTGACATAATTCTTACTATACTACTAATAAGTGGTATAGTCCAACTATTGCACACAATGGAGATACGGAGCACAGTCATATTTGAACGCAACTTTGAAGCCCTCAACTCAGAGCATAGGTTTATCATAAACGAGGGCGGCTCAAGGTCATCTAAGACCTACAGCCTTTGTCAGCTTATCATAGTCTACTGTCTGCAGAACAGAGGCAAGGTAGTGAGCATCATACGAAAGACCTTCCCAGCCTTGAGGGCTACAGTGATGAGAGACTTCCTGGAGATAATGAAGGACTTGGATATCTACGAGGTGACCAAGCACAATAAGTCTGAGCACATCTACACCTTTGACAATGGATCTATAGTAGAGTTCTTCTCAGTAGATGACGAGCAAAAGATAAGAGGAAGGAAGAGAGACCTGGCATGGTGCAATGAAGCCAATGAGCTGTACTATGATGACTTCACTCAGCTCAACATGAGAACGGAGGGGAAGCTAATCTTTGACTACAACCCGTCTGAGTCCAACTCATGGCTGTATGAACTACCAAAGGAGGAGAGCGTGCTCATCAAGTCAACGTACAAGGATAACCCGTTCCTGCCTGAGAGCATTAAAAAACAGATTGAGGACTTGAAGCGCACAGATGAGGCACAATATCAGATATATGCCTTGGGTGAGAAGGCTATCTCTAAGAGCAACATCTACTCCAACTGGTCATTCATTAAGCACAGACCTGCTAAGTTCACAGAGTTTGTCTATGGGCTTGACTTTGGATACAATCACCCTACTGCCTTGGTCAGAGTCTACTGGAGGGATAAGGACCTATACATCGAACCAGTGATCTACGAGAGCTACCTCACCACCACTGACCTGATTGCAAGGATGGACCAGTTAGGCATAGATAAGAGCGTTAACATACTGGCTGACTACTCAAGACCTGAGACCATAGCAGAGATAGATAGGGCAGGGTATTACATTGAGAATGCCAACAAGGTAGTCAAGAAGGGGATAGATAACATCAAGACCTTTGGTATAATCTGTGAGGACCATCCTCAACTTAAGAAGGAGTATGAGAATTACAAGTGGAAGAAAGTAGGCGACCAGATAACGGATGAGCCAGTCAAACTATGGGATGATGCCATGGATGCCATACGCTATGCAGCGACCTACATCAAGGAGAACTACTTTACTGATGACTCATATCTTTCCTTCTAATAGAATCTCAATCTTAGTACAATATAGGTATGGCAACAACAATCATAGCACAGCCTCAAGACTTCACTCCTGCATACAATGAGTGCAAGTTCATAGTCAACTCAACCAATGTCAACAAGGATGGCTTCAGATATATCTTTGAGGTATTCGAGGCAGGCACAGCAACCAGGATAGGATACTACAAGGCACTGCCAACATTCGGCACTGGCTATGGTGAGCAGGACTTGAGTAAGCTCCTGAGCAACATGGTGAGCTTTGACTTTAACC